AGCTAGATCTATGGCGAATACAAAGCAGGTAACTGCGGCTAACGTATTGAATAACGGATTCAGCACATCTTATTTAGGTGGTGACGGATCTCCTTTATTCTCTACGACTCACGCTACAATCTCTGGATCATTTAGAAACACGCTTGCAACAGCAGCTGATTTAAATGAAACATCTTTAGAGCAGTCTTTAATAGATATTGCTGCTTTCACAGATGAAAGAGGTTTAAAAATTGCGGCTCAAGGAATGAAATTAATCATCCCTTCTGAACAGCAATTTACTGCAGACAGATTAATGTCTTCTGCTGGTAGAGTTGGAACAGCTGACAATGATATCAATGCAATTAAGAACAAAGGAATGATTTCACAAGGTTATGTTGTGAACCATTACTTAACTGATTCTGATGCATTCTTTATTATGACAGATGTACCAAATGGCTTAAAGTATTTTGAAAGATCCCCAATTAGAACTTCTATGGAGGGAGATTTTGAAACTGGCAACGTAAGATATAAAGCTAGAGAAAGATACAGCTTCGGCTGGTCTGACCCAAGAGGCGCTTTCGGTTCACCAGGAGCATAAGAACTTTATTTTATAGGGCGGGCTTGACTCGCCCTATAAATCAATATAAAAACATCCGTGAGAAGATGACCTACCTAATAAAAGTATTTACAAACAGCATTAAGATTCAATTTTTATTAGAATCTGAACCCATAAATACTACAGAATCTTTACATCAGAAAGTACTTGACTTTCTGGGAAAAACAAGTAAAGAGCAATTAGAAAAAATGATTAGTCCTAAACAGATTAGTAATTTTTTCTATATAACCTACGAGGAGGTTGAACGTGACATCATTGTCCCAATCACTTCTGGCCAAGAAAATAGACTTGGAATCACAGTGGAACAAGTCTTATCTTGAACAGGGAAAACTAACTACTGATATGCAGTGGTTGGAAGTGGAGTTGAAGGAAGTCAAAAGACAAATTCTTCAACAGGATCTTGAAATCGCTAGACAAGAAAATAACCTTGTTTTAAGCGAAGATGAAGATCCAGCATTTATAGCTAGTTAAACTAGTTATATATTTGGAATAAAAGTGAGAGAAACTTAAGCCACCTCTTGCTCTTTTTAAAAAATTAAGCTATATTTATAGAACTATACATTAACATCTGATGTAGACGCGTATAGTCGACATGCCTAATGACTACATTGGATTAATAGGAGGATAAAAACATGGGAACAAAAAGTACATTTCAAGGATATGTAAGAACTTACGGCGGACAAGATAAAAGTTCTGGTGTTACACCAGCAGTTTTAGTTGCGTCAGAAGTTATTACTTTTTTAGCATCAACAACAACAGCAACGGCAGTATCAGTTGGAGCAACTGTAAATAGTTCAGTTCCATTTGTATTACCACAAGGAGCTATACCACTTAATTTTGCGGTATTATCTACTTCAGCTGGTGGAGCTACAACAACTATTAATTTAGGATCTGCAGCTAACTCAACTGGATTTGCACAAAATTTAGTTTCTGGAGCAAAAGGTGTTACAGCACTTACGGGAGCTTTAGTAGTTGCAGCTGGTCTTTCAGCTAATACAACAGTTGTAGGAAGTGTTGGATCTACAGCAGGAACAGGTAACGTTACAGGTGTAATTACATTTGCATTTAATGACGCTACAGCTAAACCAGGCGAAGAAACATACACTAACTAATATTTTTTTTAGGGACTCTTCGGAGTCCCTATAAAATACAAGGAGAAAAAATGAGTTTTAAAAGTGATGTAAAACCAGTTTACATAAGCACTGCAAATGCAGTTGCATTTGCTGGAAGAACAAGACTTCGAGGATATGTTGTTCAATCAACAGGAAGTTCAGGAACATTAATTATTAATGGTTTAGCAAATGCTACAACTGTTAGTTCATCAACTAATACACAAGTATTTTTTACAGTAGCTGTTGGAGCAGGACAAACTGAAACTTTAAATATTCCAGAAGATGGAGTTTTATATGCTGCAAATAATGGAACTGGAATAGTAGATGGTATTGGTGTAACAGCTAATGCATCTTCATTAACTGCGATATTATTTATAGATAAGTAGGAGAGTAGATGACTACTTCCGGAACTACAAGTTTTAATCTTGAACTAGATGAGCTTATTGATGAAGCTTTTGGACGTGTAGGTATTGGAACAGCTAGATCTGGTAATCAATTAAAAACAGCAAGAAGAAATTTAAATATTTTATTATCTGAATGGGACAATAGAGGAGTTCATTTATGGAAAGTTAAATTAGCCACAATCCCTTTAGTATTGGGACAAGCTGAATATAGCTATACTACTGATCCGACAAATTACCCAAATGATATTAACGATGTATTAGAGGCATATATTAGAAATAATACTTCACCTAATGCTTCACTACCCACAGATACTTCATTAACTAAAATAGATAGATCTGCTTACGCTGCATTACCTAATAAATTATCTCAAGGTACACCTTCACAATATTATGTTCAAAGAGGATATAGTCCAAGTGTATTTTTATATCAAACACCAGGATCAGGATTTTCTAGTTCATCAACACCAAGTAATTATCAATTAAGATTTTATTATCTTGCAAGAATAGAAGATGGTGGAAGATATACAAATACTCCAGATGTTGTATTTAGATTTTTACCATGTCTAACTTCAGGACTTGCTTACTATTTAAGCATTACTTACAAACCTGAAAAGACAGACATGTTAAGATTAATTTATGAGGATGAATTACAAAGAGCTTTAACAGAAGACGGACAAAGAACATCTTTATTCATATCACCAAAAACATTCTACGGAGATGGTGTATAATGACAACTTTTGCTACAGGTAAAAAAGCATACGCCATATCAGATCGATCTGGCCAACGATTCCCGTATGATGAAATGGTAACCGAGTGGAATGGATCCTTTGTTCATATTTCAGAATACGAACCTAAACAACCTCAATTAGAACCAAAAGTACCAGGCAACGATCCACAAGGATTATTAAATGCAAGACCCGATAGAACAGAACCATTATCAGTTGTGCTGTTATCTTTTAATCCTTTATTATCAACAGCAGGAAGTTCTACTATTTTAGTTAATGAACCAGGTCATGAAAAAACAACAGGAGATAAAATTATATTTAATAATGTAAATGCAAGTAATGGATTTACTAATGCAATGTTGAATACTACAATTGGATTTTCATTAACAGTTGTTAATACCAATCAATATACTATCAACGCTCAAACTACCGCGATCGCGCGCGGGAACTTTGGTGGACAACCATCTGTTGGTCCTTCTGCCGTTGCATTACCTAACAATGCTTTTAAAACAACAGCAGGTAGTTCTACTATACAAGTCAATCAACCCGATCATGGTAAAGTTACGTCAGATACAGTTAAATTTCAAAATTTAACAGTAGTTAATTCATTTTTAACTTCTTCTGGTTTTTCACAATCAGTCTTAACAACTTCATCTGGATATAGTATAACTGTTATCAATTTAGATAATTATAGCTTTAATGCATCGTCAGGAACGGCTTTAATAACAACAACCATTGGCGGTGGATCGGCGACCGCGGAGACAATATAATATGGCACTAACATATTCACAACTTGTAACTCAAATTAGAAACTATACAGAAGTAGATAGTAATGGATTATCTGATTCTACTCTTTCTGTGATAGTACAAAATGCTGAAAATAGAATTTATAGAGAATTAAATATTGATTCTTTTAGAGTATATGCATCTGCAGTAGCTGTTACAGGAACAACTACAATTTCTGTACCATCTGGACTTCGTAATATTAGATATGTTGAAATGATTACACCAGGAACAAATGAAGCTTCTGTTGTAGAACAAAAAGATAGTTCTTTTATGTCAGAATTTAATAATTTACCTGGTAACTCTACTTATTATGATAAACCAAAATACTATGCAAATTTTAATGAAACAACTTGGTTTGTAGCACCAACCCCTAATACAACTTATGCAATTAATATTGCTTATTATTCACAAGGAACTTCTATAACAGCTGGTAATTCAGCAACTTCAACAACTTATATATCTTATTTTGCCCAAGATTTACTTCTTTACGGATCTTTAGTAGAAACATATAAATACTTGAAAGGTCCTGATAATATGATACAAGTCTACGAACAATCATATCAACAAGCGAGAGAATCTTTCGGTGTTGAACAAACAGGTAGAAGAAGAAGAGACGAATATGTTGATGGAGAACCACGTGTTGTGGTAGAAGCTCCACCACCATCTAATAACAGGAGTTAATATGGCAAATATAGTACCAGATAGTTTTAAAAACGAATTGTTTTTATCAACACATAATTTTTCATCTACAGCAGGTAATACTTTTAAATTAGCATTGTATTCAACAGTTACAGGTTTTTCTGCAGCAGCAACAACTGCATATACAACTACAAACGAAGTTAGTGGTACAGGATATACAGCTACAGGAGCATCTCTTACAAATTTAGGATCTACAGTTGCACAAAATATTTCTTTTGTAGATTTTTCTGATGTAACTTTTTCAACAGCTACAATCACTGCCTCTGCGGCATTAATTTATAATAGTACAAGTTCTAACAAAGCAGTTGTGGTATTAGATTTTGGTGGTAATAAAACTTCAACAAACGGCGACTTTACTATTCAATTCCCAGCAGCTAATTCTACGAGCGCAATCATAAGAATTTCGTAGTAGTTCGCCATAAAAATTATGGCTACAGATACTTCATGGGGCTTTGGAGAATGGGGTGCTTATAACTGGGGCGGTCTAGGTCAAGACGTTACAGTTTTAGTAGGCGCTGAAGATGGATGGGGAAGATCCACTTGGGGCTCTGGTTATTATGGAACAATCGTTCCTGATGTTACTTTACAATTACAAACAAATGTAGGAACAGCATTAGTTTCTTTACCTGTTATTGTTGATGTCTCGGGCGCGGGCGCGCAGGTATCTATTGGCACAGTTGAATTTTCATTAGACATTGTTGTTCCAGTTACAACTAATTTAATTCAATTACAAACAGGAGATGCACAAGCTTCTATACCTGTTACTGTTGAAGTTGGATTAATAGATGGATGGGGAAGAGCTGCATGGGGATCTGGAGCGTGGAATATTGGCACTATTGATCCTGCATTAACTTTATCTTTACAAGATGCACAAGTTGCAGTTTCTGGAAAAGCAGAAGTTATATTATCATCTAATGAATTAGGTATTCAAACAGGTACATTACAATTTGCTGGTAAAGCAATTGTAAATGTAACCGGTGAGCAAGTAACTTTAACAATTAATAATGCAACTGTTATTGGCAAATCAAATGTTAATGCTACAACAAATTTATTAGATTTATTAGTTCAAAGTCCAAGTATTATTGCAGGTGGAAATGTAACCGATGCAGTTGTTGGACAAGAATTAGATATTGAATCGGGAACTGTATCATTTAAATTAGATAATATTATTACCGCTACTGGATCAAGCGTTCAAATAGGAACGGGCCAAGTTATAGTTGCTTTACCAACTATTGTTGAAGCTACTGGATCAAGTGTTGTAACATCTGTTGGCAACGCTCAAGTTATAGCTAAAAATTTTGTAGATGTAGATGGTAATCAAGTAACTATATCTACAGGCGATCCGACATTATCTTTAGGGGCTGGTGTTTTAGTTACAGGATCAAGTGTTTCTGTACAAGTAGGCACTCCTACAATTGTATCTACTTATAAAGTTACAGGAAATGATGTAAATTTAGGGGTTGGAACAGTAACACTTTCTACTCAACAAATAGTAATACCAACATCAAATCAATTGACAGTTGGAACTGGAAGTCTTATTATATATGGCTGGGTTATTATAAATCCTACAACAGGTCAGTCTTGGTCTGCTATAAATCCGACAACAGGACAAACTTGGAGTACTGTTAACCCAACAACAGGTCAAACGTGGTCTGCTATAAGTCCAACAACTGGACAAACTTGGAGTACTGTTAGTGTAACAACAGGTCAAACATGGGTTAATTTACCATGATGACAAAACTTTAAAATAGTGATAAATAGAATTTAATATGGCAAGTACGTTTAGTAATTTAGGATTAAATCTTCAGGCAACAGGTGAAAACTCCGGTACATGGGGTGCTATCACTAACGTTAACTTACAAGAAATTGATAATGCAATCGCAGGTGTAATTACAGTTACATTAACTGGAAATACAACTTTAGCATTCACAACAAATTCATCTTCTACAACATATACTGACGAAGCAGGAAGAAATAAAACAATTATTTTATCAGGTTCATTATCAGCAACAACGGTTACAGTTACAGTTCCAAATATAGAAAAAGATTATTACATTATAAATAATTCTGGAGCTACCGCTACAATTTCTTCAGGAGGTTCTACAACTGTATCTATTGCAACAGGATCTAAAAATATTGTTATTGTAAATCCAAGTGTAACTTCTGTAATATCTGCTTTACCAGCTGACCAAGTTAATTCACCTGGTGGAACTACAAACTCTATTCAATATAACTCTGCAGGTTCTTTTGCAGGTTCAACTAATTTTACTTATGATGCAACTAACGTATCGCTATTAAATAATGGTGCTTTAAGATTATATAATACTGCAGGTACTTTCTATACAGGTTTAAAAGTGGCAGCAGCTGCGGCAGCTACGGCTACCTTTACTTTACCATCGGCTGATGGTACAAACGGACAAGCTTTAATTACCAACGGTTCTGGTACTTTAAGCTTTGGTAATGCTGGAATTACAGCTGGAAAATCTATTGCATTAACTCTAGTTTTCGGATAATAATCAACAAGGAGAATAAAATATGGCTAATCCAAATATAGTATCAGTAAACTCGATATACGGTAACACAACTGTATTTGCTCTTACTACAACTCTTACAAACGTATTACTTGCTAACGGAACTTCATCAAACAAAGTTTTAAAAATAGAATCAATCATGGTTGCAAACGTGACATCAGCAGCTACAAACGTTACAATACAACTTCACACAGCAGCAAATGGAACAGCAGGAACTTCATATGCATTTGCAAATGTTATTTCAATACCATCAAGTGCAACTTTATCTGTAATAGATAAAAATAATACTTTCTATCTAATGGAAAACCAATCAATCGTTGGTGGTGCTAGTGCTAACTCTTCTTTACAAGTAGTTATTAGTTACGAAGATATAAGTTAATCGGAGGTTCGGGCTATGGCAAATGGCGGAATTATCGGACCAATTAATGATCCAACTCGTGGACCTTATACCACATCATATACAGCATCAGGAACATATACATCACCAGGTTTTGGACCAGGTACAGCAACTATTTTAGTTGTAGCTGGAGGAGGTGGAGGTGGTGGTAATAGAGGATCTGGCGGAGGTGGTGCTGGAGGTTTAAGAATAATTTCATGTCAACCAATTCCAAGTTCATCTTTTCCAATTACAGTTGGAGCAGGTGGTGCGGGTACACCAGTATCAACGGGAAGAGGAGTTAGTGGCGGGGATTCAATTTTTGCAACATCAAGTTCACCTATAACATCTACAGGAGGTGGAGGAGGTGGAGCAGGAGGAAATTGTGCTACAGCAAATACAGGCGGATCAGGCGGATCAGGTGGAGGAGGAAGTAAATCTGGAGTAGGTGCAACAGGACCAGCGGGAACAGGAAATTCACCGCCAGTTAGTCCACCACAAGGAAATTCAGGAGGAACTGCAGCAGGAACTACTTCTTGTAATGAGGCAGGTGGAGGTGGAGGTGGTTCGTCATCTGTAGGTTCAAATGGAGTAACTCCTAGACAAGGCGGAGCAGGAGGATCAGGAACAAGTGTTACACCTTATTTTGGAACTTCACCACAACCTTTTTATCAAGCGGATCAACCAAATAGAGGACCAAGTTCAACAGGAATTTTTGCAGGAGGTGGAGGTGGTGGAGCAGGACAACCAGGAGCGTCACCAACAGTTGGAGGAACAGGTGGACCTGGAGGAGGAGGTGCTGGAGTAGGTGGACCAGCTACTAATGGTTTTGCTGCAACAACTAATACAGGAGGTGGAGGTGGTGGAGCAGGAGAAGCTACAGGAGGAAATGGTGGATCAGGAATTGTTATAGTAAAACAAAATGCAGCAGGAGATGTAGCTGCACCAGGAGTCTGGTCAATTAATGACGCATACAATTACAAGAAAGCTGGACAATGGGTATCGGCACCAGTGTCAGTAGATTATTTAGTAGTAGCAGGTGGAGCAGGAGCTGCAGGTGATAGAGGTGGCGGTGGTGGAGCCGGCGGTTATCGTACTTCATTTCCTGGAGGAACAAAAATTTCATTAAGTGGAGGAACATCTTATCCAATTACAGTTGGAGCTGGAGGAACAGCTGGAAATTCTTCTACTAAAGGTGGCGATGGTAATCCATCTATATTTTCATCAATTACATCAGCAGGTGGAGGAGGATCTTCAGGAGCTTCAACACCAGCTTCTACAGCAAATTCGGGAGGATCAGGTGGAGGAGGAGGTGGTTATTGTGCTCCAAGAGGAACAGCAGGATCAGGAAATAGTCCACCAGTAAGTCCACCGCAAGGTAATCCTGGGGGAAATGGAAATGGAACTGAAAGTGGGCCATCTTTAAGAGGAGCAGGTGGAGGTGGTGGAGCAGGTGCAGCTGGAACAACAGCAACAGCACCAACAGGAGTTGGACCAGGTGGAGCAGGAGCAACAAATTCAATTAGTGGATCACCAGTAACTTATGCAGGTGGTGGAGGTGGAGGAACACAAGTAGGAACTGGAGGAACCGGTGGACCAGGAGGAGGAGGAGCAGGAGCAGGATTTCCAGGATCAGGAGTTTCAGGAACAGCTAATACTGGAGGTGGAGGAGGTGGAGGAAATGGTGGAGCTAGCCCTGTTACAGGAGCAGGAGGTTCAGGAATCGTTATTATTAGAGCATCTGGTGGAATATCAGCAGTTGCTCCAGGAACTAATACTTTAACTACATTGCCAGCGCCAGCAGGCGGTTGTCAGGTGGCTACATTTACAGTATCCGGTACTTTAACAACATAAAATTAACCACTTTCTTTTTATGAAAATTTATACTATAACAAACAATAAGGAGTAAAAAATATGGCACATTTTGCAGAAGTAAACAGCTACGGTTTAGTATTAAGAGTTGTTGTTATTGATAACAATGACGTAAACGCAAATGGCGGTGATCAATCACTGGGCGCAGAAGAAGCGGTTAAAAAAATCGTTCCTTTCACGTCTGGAAATAGATGGGTTCAAACTTCTTATAACAATAATTTCAGAAAACAATATGCTGGAATTGGTTACACGTTTGATTCCACAAAAAATAAATTCATTGCACCACAACCATTCGCATCTTGGTCGCTAGACGCTAATGACGACTGGCAAGCCCCAGTTGCATATCCAACAGTTACAACTTATGGAGATAACGTTAAATACTTTATTTCTTGGGATGAAGCTGTACAAAGATGGACTGGTAAAGACGATCAACAAAATTCATTCGCTTGGTCACCTGACACTTCATCTTGGATTGCTACAGGCAATTAAGTTAAAGAGTTTTTAAACAGGAGTAAGTGACCTATGGCCAAATCCAATGGCGGTATTATCGGCGCATTAAATCCAACATCGTTTGGAAAGTGTACTCAAACTATTGCCACATCATCAACAACAGTAACAACGCAACCTGGAACTAGGTTAGTTGCAACAGCAGTTGTAGCTGGTGGTGGAGGAGGTGGAGGCCTTTATGGAGGTGGAGGAGCAGGAGGATTTAGAACTTCTTGTTCAATATCAGTTTGCGGAGCAACACCTTATTCAATTACAGTAGGTGCAGGTGGAGCAGTAGGTGGTTCAACTTCTTTACCAGGTGCCAATGGAACAGATTCAATTTTTTCAACAATCACATCAGCAGGTGGAGGAGGTGGTGGACCTATTGGCCCATCAGCAGCTGGAGCTGCAGGCGGATCTGGTGGAGGAGGAAGAGGAACTGGAGTTGGTGGAGCAGGAAATACACCACCAGTAAGTCCCTCACAAGGAAATTCAGGAGGAGCTGGATCTACAGATTCTAGTACATATACATCAGGAGGAGGTGGAGGTGGTGCAGGTTCTACAGGAACAAATGCATCAGGACCACCAACAATAACAGGAGGAGCAGGTGGAGCAGGAACAGATGTAAGCCCAATATTTGGACCAGGTTTACCTAATTCAGGAGTTTATGCAGGTGGTGGTGGAGGTGGATTAGATACTTGTGTAACTGGAAATAGAGGAGCAGGAGGAACAGGTGGTGGTGGAACTGGAGCCAATATAAATATAGATAATGGAACAGCGGGAACTGCAAATACTGGAGGCGGAGGTGGAGGTGGTAGATCAGGTGGACCTAGTGGTGTTGGAAAAGCCGGCGGTTCAGGAATCGTTATCGTAAAAGAATTAAACAAGGCAAGTGGTGTTTGGAATTTGAAAAGTGCATTTGGGGCAATTAAAGCTGGTAGCTGGCCACAGACACAATGTTCAGTATCATTAGATTATTTAGTTATCGCTGGAGGTGGTGGAGGTGGTAATACAGCAGCTGGAGGTGGTGGTGCAGGTGGATATAGAACATCTTTTCCAGGAGGAACAAAATTAAAAATAGGAACTGGAGCATATCCAATTACAGTTGGAGCAGGTGGAACTGGATCTCCTTCTAATACAATAGCAGGTACTTCAGGATCACCTTCAATATTTTCAACAATTACTTCAGCAGGTGGAGGTGGTGGATCAAGTTCTTCAGGTCCAGGAGGTACGGGTGCATTAGCATTATCAGGAGGATCAGGTGGAGGTGGTGGAGGTGGTATAGGATCTAGTTTTTATGCTGGAGGAACAGGAAATAGTCCTCCAGTTAGTCCATCACAAGGTAATTCAGGAGGAACAACTACCGGTCCAGCTGGAGGACCAGCATATGCTGGATCAGGTGGAGGTGGAAGTAATGCGGCAGGTTCAGCTGGAAGTTCTTCAGCGGCTGGAAATGGTGGATCTGGTACAGCAAATTTAATTTCTGGATGTTCAGTAACATACGCTGGAGGAGGTGGAGGTGCTTCAGATGCAAATAATCCAAGTTCTGGTTTAGGTGGATCAGGTGGAGGAGGTGCAGGTGGAATAGCATCTGTAAGATGTGGAACTCCAACAATAGGTACAATTAACACTGGAGGTGGAGGTGGAGGAAAATCTTATAATAGTTCAGCACCAACAGGAGCAGGTGGATCAGGTATTGTAATAGTAAGAGCACCAGGATCAGCAAATTTATCTGCAGCGCCAGGAACAAACACAGTTACAACATTACCGGCACCAGCTGGAGGATGTACTGTTGCGACATTCACGGTTTCTGGAACGCTTACAGTTAGCTAATAATTCATCTACTTGACAAATATTCTATAAATTTATATATAGGATTTAGAAATGAATTTACAAAACTACTATTACTACTTTCAGAGTGCACTCACGCCTAGATTTTGTGATGAGTTAATTAAGTATGGAATATCACAACAAGAACAATTAGCTTTAACAGGTGGTCAAACTGAAAAAATTAATAAAGGAAAAGATTTATCTGAAGAAGATTTAAAAGATTTAAAAAAGAAAAGAGATTCAAATATTGTATGGTTAAATGATCGTTGGATTTATAAAGAAATTCAACCCTTTATACATCAAGCAAATAGATTAGCAGGTTGGAATTTTGATTGGGATTTTTCTGAATCATGTCAATTTACAAAATATAAATTAAATCAATTTTATGATTGGCATTGTGACTCTTGGGAGTCTGCATATGCAAATAAAGATAATCCAGATACATTTGGAAAAATTAGGAAGTTGTCGGTCACTTGTAGTCTGTCTTCGCCAGAAGATTATGAAGGTGGAGAATTAGAATTTGATTTTAGAAACATGGATCCTGATAAACCAACAATTAGAAAATGTGCAGAAATTAAACCAAGAGGTTCAATTGTTGTGTTCCCATCTCACGTTTGGCACCGCGTCAAAGCAGTTACAAAAGGAACAAGATATTCACTGGTTATTTGGAATCTTGGATATCCATTTAAATAATATGCCACATAAAGATCCTATAAAAAGAAAAGAATATTCTAGACAATATATTCAAAAAAATAGAAAAGAACATAATACAAGAAATAAAAATTGGAGAGATAAAAATAAAGAATATGGTTCTGAATATCAAAAAGAATATCGTAAAAAAAATGCAGAAATAATTAAAATTAAAAAAAGAGATTATGTTTTAAGAAAAGCTTATGGTCTTTCTACAGAAAAATATAATCAAATATTTGAAAGACAAAATGGTAAATGTGCTATTTGTAATAAACATCAAAAAGAATTATCTAGACCTTTAAATGTAGATCATTGTCACAATACAAATAAAATTAGAGATTTACTTTGTGATAGATGTAATTTAACAGTTGGATATGTTGAAAATTGTAATATAGATGTTATATTACAGTATATAAATAAACACAGAAAGGACGTAAACTAATGGCAAAAACAGATCAATTAAATTCATCTATATATTTCTCTACACCTGTTTACTCAATCGAAATTCCAGAGTGGGTAGATCATGTAGATAAAGTTTGTGATAAATATATTAAAGCAGCTAAAGATAATAATAGAAAAAATATTAAACAACGTGAAAAAGAATTAGGTAAAAAAGTAGGTGATTTTTCAATGTCACATCATTCTACATCATTAGTTGGTGATCCAGACTTAAAAGAATTACAAGAATATATTGGTTCAACTTCATGGAATGTTTTAGATCATATGGGTTATGATTTAACTAACTATGAATTATTTTGGACTGAATTTTGGGTACAACAATTTGCAGAAAAAGGAGCTGGCGCGCACAGCCCTCACGCACACTACGACAATCACATTAGTGGTTTTTATTTTTTAAGATGTTCAGATAAAACGTCTTTACCAGTATTCCACGATCCCCGTCCAGGTAAGCTCATGACACAATTACCTTTAAAAAATGAAAAAGAAATTACGTTAGGAACTGACAAAATTCATTATCGTCCTAAACCAGGTACAATGATATTTATTCCAGCGTATTTAACACATGAATATATCGTTGATGCAGGTATTGAAGATTTCAGATTTATTCATTTTAATCTACAAGCTGTAAGAAAAATGATTACTGATACAGTAAGAGTACAAGCTAGAGCGGAAAACAAAACAGAAACTAAAAAGGAGAAAAAATGAGTTTTAAAAAAAATAAATACACAGTAATTAAAGGAGCAATATCAGAAGATCTTGCAAAGTTTTGTTATGATTATTTCATGATGAAAAGAACAGTTGCAAGAACTATGTTTGATACAAAGTACATAAGTCAATTTACAGAATACTTCGGTGTATGGAATGATCAACAAGTTCCAGATACTTATTCACACTATTCTGACATCGTAATGGAAACATTACTTGTTAAACTTCTTCCTATCATGGAAAAAACAACAGGATTAAAATTAAACTCTAATTATTCATATGCTAGAATTTATAAAAAAGGAGATGTATTACATCGCCATAAAGATAGATTCTCATGTGAAATATCTACAACTATGCATTTAGGTGGTGGTTGTTGGCCAATATATCTTGAACCAGATGCATCATTAGGTGGTGTAGATGAAAAAACAGGAAACTATAAACCATCAAAATCTAAAGGTGTTAAAGTATTATTAGAACCAGGTGATATGTTAGTGTATCGTGGAAATGAATTAGAACATTGGAGAGATAAATTAACTTTTGATGACTGTGGTCAAGTGTTCTTACATTACAATAATGTTGAAACTAAAGGATCTAAAGAAAATATATACGATCGTAGACCTCATTTAGGTCTTCCCGCTTGGTTTAAAAAGTGATATAAAATCTCTTTTATAGAGGTTTTATGCCATTAAGCAAATTACAATTTAAACCAGGAATAGATAAACAAAATACTCAATACGGCGCAGAAGGCGGTTGGGTAGATTGTGATATGGTCCGTTTTAGATACGGCGTTCCTGAAAAGATAGGTGGATGGTCACCTGCAGTTGGTAACAACTTAATAGGAGTTGCGCGAGACATTCATACCTATACAGATTTAGCAGGAGACTCATTAGCTGCCATTGGTACTGATAGAAAACTATATTTATACTATGATAACAACTTTTACGACATTACACCTTTATCAACTACAATCCCCGCAGTATTCTCATTTACTTCCGGCACAACTATAGTTAATGTTACAGCAACTTCTAATGGAGCGGTAGCAGGAGACTTTGTTACATTTTCAGGAGTATCAGGAGTTAGTGTTGTAAATATTACTAATTCAAACATGGCTCAAGAATTTGAGATTCAAACAATTACTGATGCTAATAATTTTACAATTGATGTTGCATCTATTGCAACACCAGGAGTAGTTACTACTTCTGGATCAGCAACTTCAGCAGCATTTCAAATAAATGTAGGTACAGATGTTACACAAATTGGTAATGGATGGGGTGCAGCTTCGTGGGGTTTTTCTACTTGGAATACAGCAAGACCATCAGGAGTTATTACAGCTAATCCAAGAATTTGGAAGATTGATAACTTTGGTGAAGATATAATTGCAACAATTGTAGGTGGTAAAACTTATTACTTTGATACATCAGCATTTTTACCTGCAAGAAATACTAGAGCTACATTATTATCCAATGCTCCAACACAATCTAATTACATGACAGTATCTCCAAGAGATAGACACGTTATATTCCTTGGTACTCAAACAACACCAGGATCAACTACAACTTATGACCCAATGTCCGTGCTCTTCGGTTCACAAGAATCTATTACTGATTTTACACCGAATGCAACTAACACAGCAGGATTTCAAAGATTATCATCAGGTAATAGAATTGTAACTGCAGTTCCAACAAGAGGAGATATATTAATATTAACTAATACATCAGCTCATTCTATGCAGTTTGTAGGCCCACCATTTACATTCTCATTTAAACAAATTGGTACGAACTGTGGAGCTTTAGGAATACATTCAGCAGTAGAAGCCGAAAACGTTGTTTATTGGATCGCGGATGGTGCTTTCTATTTATTTGACGGGGTTGTTAAACAGATACCTTGTTCAGTACAAGATTATGTATTTCAAGATATAAATACAGATGAACATGCTACAATTTATGCTGGAGTTAATTTAGAGTTTTCAGAAGTTAATTGGTTCTATGCATCAACAGGATCTACAGTAATAGATAAAGTAGTGACTTATAACTATCTTGAAAGATTATGGACTATTGGAACTTTAGCTAGAACTACTTGGGCTTCTAAAGACGTGTTTGCAAATCCACTTGCAACTAAATATATGCCAAACTCTACAACACTTGCTCAACCGACAGTTATCGGTTTAACATCTGGTGTATCTACTTTATATGATCAAGAAACAGGAACAAATGATGATACAAGTGCAATTACCGCTTACATTACTTCAGGTGATGTTGATATTGTAGATGGTGATAATTCTTTATTTATTAAACGCTATATTCCAGATTTTAAAGATCAACAAGGTTCTCTTAATATGCAATTTCTAGTTAGACAATATCCAGGTTCAGTTCAAACAGTTGCATCAAGCACTTTAGTTTATTCTACAACAACTAAAGTCGACATGCGCGCGCGAGGACGTCAGGTTGCGATTAAAATTATAAGCACAGATGTTGACACTAAATGGAGATACGGAACTCTTCGTATAGACGGTCAACAGGATGGTTTGAGATAATGTCAAAACTAGATCAACCAAGACTTGCAAACGCTACAACAGAATATAGTCAGCAACAGATGGACCAGATTATTAGAACATTAGAACAAATGGTGTTACAATTAAATAATACCTTTACACAAGATGTACAAGATGTTAATGAAGCTGAATCTTGGTATTTTATTAGAGTATAAAGAATAATGTCTAACGTATATAAAAACGCAATCTATAAACCTACAACTACGGTTAGTACAACTGTATACACATGCAACGCTACGGCAAGAGCTGTTATTCAAAATATACAAGTAACAAATCAATCAGGGACACATGCTGTCCAAGCATATATTTATAAAAGTGCTAATAGTACTACATTAGAATTTTCTCATGCATCTTTAGGTGCAAATGATACAGTTAATATGTGTAAAGGACCTGTTATATTACAAGAAGGAGATGCTATATTAATAAGCACCGATTCAACAGTAGTGACAGGTATTGTATCAATATTAGAAGTGAACAGAGGATCATTAACAACGTAATGAAAGAAATAAAAGTACTTTGTGATTCAGAGATCACAATTGTAAATTTAAAGACCGGATACATCTATAAGAATGAAGCAGAAGCGCAAGCTGATAAAACTGTTGATCCTAAAGATATTAGACGTGATGTTAAAATTATAGTTCCAACCATACCATTATTTAGTGAAACATGATTACTGGAGATAGCAGAGAATATGAATTTTTTGATGAAGCTATAAAATTATTAAAAAATCCAATAGGAATTAGTGTTGAGATAGGTGTTCGTCGTGGCATGGGTAGTAAATGTATTATTGATGCTTATAGAAAATATCATCCTCATATAAAATTAAATCATTTAGGAATAGATCCTTATGGTAATATTTTATATCGCACAGCAGATAATGATCTAGGTGGAAGATTAGATTATACAAATAAAATGAAGCAAGAAGCGTTGTTAGATTTAATTAAAGAATATCCAGAATTTAATTTAGTAAATCTAGAAGATTTAGAATTCTTTAAAAGATTTGCAGATGGTTATCCAATTTATAATGAAAATAAAATACTATTAACTCAATATGAAGTAGTTCATTTTGATGGGCCACATGATACAGATTCTGTTATGAAAGAAGTTAATTTTTTTGTAGAAAGAAAACCTAAACAATGTGTGTATATATTTGACGATATAGATACTCATGATATTGACAAGATAGGTGAACATCTGATATGGAATGGTTTTAAAGAATTTAAAAAAGGTGAGAGAAAGGCAGTCTATACATATGAATCCTAAAGGTGGGACGGAGATTTTAAAAGAGCAATTGCTTGCTCAACTACCAGAACAATCATTAGAGGGAATTAATTTAATTGGTTCTATTTGTCATCCATCTCTTGTTAAACCAGATCAAACTAACATTCTTTGGCAACATCTAAACTACGATCAACCTAACGTTAAGTTAATGAAAGATCGTAAATTTGTAGACTCTATTGATTATTTTATCTATGTTAGTCATTGGCAATACAATAGATTTAGAGAAGTTTATCAGATCCCAGAATACAAATCATTTGTAATTAAAAATGCTACTCATGCATTTAGTACAGTTGAAAAACAAAAAGATAATAAGATTAAATTATTATATACATCTACACCATGGCGAGGACTTATTGTTTTACTAAAAGCTATTGAGATTTTAAATAAAACTAGAGATGATTTTGAAGTGGATATTTATTCATCTACTAAAATATATGGATCAACATTTGATGAAAATGAAAAAGATAAATTTACTGATTTATTTGATAAATGTAAAAATACTAAAAATGTTAATTATCATGGATATACTTTTAATGGTGAAATAAGAAGAGCTGTAGAAAAAGCTCATATCTATGCTTATCCATCTATCTTTGAAGAAACATCATGCCTTGCAATTATAGAAGCAATGTCAGCGGGCTGTCATGTGGTGACCACGAATTACGGAGCGTTGCCGGAGACCTGTGGTGAATTCGCAACGATGATTGAATTTGATTCTAGTGGCCAGAACCTAATAGAAAGATACGCAGAAACGTTAAATTCTGTTATTGACAATTATAAAAATAATTTATATAAAGATGATTTAGAAATGCAAATTAAATACTATAACAAAAACTATTCATGGGAAACCAGAATACAAGAATGGATAAACTTTTTTAATTATGTCAGAACAAAAAAAACAAGTTAAGCTATTTATAGCAACACCAGCATTCGGTCATCAAGTAACAACTAATTATGCAAACAGTTTATTAAAGTTTGTATCAACATCTCATCCAAGATTAGCAGTATCATCAGCAGTACATATGCAATCAGGAATGGCTTTAGTTACTCAAGCAAGAAATAATTGTGTAGCTTATTTTCTTAATTCAGACTGCACGCATTTTTTATTTATAGACGCGGACATTGGATTTGAACCAGAAGCAATTTATAGATTAATAGAAAGAGATGTACCATTATGTTTAACACCTTATCCTGTAAAAGGTTATGGTAAAGATCATCAATTACAGTTCATTGTACATTTTCCAGATAAAGATAACGTAAGAATAGATAAAGATGGATTTACAGAAATCACTGCAGGACCTACTGGATTCATGATGATTAAAAGAGAAGTGTTTGAAAAACTTGCAGAAAAATATCCAGAACGAAAGACTGTTAATAAACAATTAGTCGGCAACAAAGTAGAGACTATGGAAAAAGGTTGGTATACATTCTTTGAAACAGCTCAAGATCCTGAAAACGGATACCTTGGTGAAGACATTGCTTTCTGCAGATTATGGACTAATATTGGCGGTAAAATATACGCGGATACACAAACTCCGTTAACGCATTTTGGATCGCATGCATTTCATGGTAGTTTAAACATGATGTTTGCTAAACAAAAACCAATTGACGATAAGCCAAAAGAGTAGTAAATTCAACGTTCTGGCTTAATTCAAGACTAGCAATCTTGCCTAACTTACTATAAAATTAATTAATATATGTACGGAATTAACACATTACCTTATTACACTAATACTTCAATGACACCTTACGGATATGCACGTGGTGGAATAGCTGGTTTACGACCAGGATATGGTTTTGGTGGTAAAATTAGAGGAGCAATTAAAAGTATTACAAAACCAGTAGCTAAAGTTTTAGATAAAATTGTACCTAACGAAATTAAACCTGCATTACCATTTATAGCAGCAGCTGTTCCTTTTTTTGGACCTGCTTTAGCATCAAGCGCATTTGGAATGACCGCAGCACAATATGCTGCATTAGCTCCATATATCCAAGCAGGAGCAAGTGCGTTTTCACAGCTTTCTCAAGAAGGAGCCGCGGAACGTGGATTAAATCCAGTATCATTAGGTTTATCGGCTTTACAAGGATATTTAGCTGCGCCTGGAGCAACTGATTCATTAGGTGCTGGAAAAATAATTGGAAATGTTGGGGATAAAGCTATTACTGCGGCTGATCTTCAAAGTTTTGGAACAAATTTATCTAGTAATGTTAGCCCAGAAGCAATTAGAGGTTTAAGTTTAACAGAAGGATCTAATGTATATAATGCTTTACAAAATTTAACAGGAGCATCTGAAGCAGCTCCATATTTATCTGGTATAACTTCTCCTACATTTTTACAATCAACTGAAAATTTAGCTAGAAGTGTTGGATCTATTGGTGCTGAAACTTTAGGAACAGGAAGAGAATCTTTTGAAAATATTATAAGTGGTAGTTCAGCAAATTTAGGAAAAGATTTTATAAATGTTGGTAAAGCTTATGTACCAGGAGCTTTACAAGCTTCAGGTGAATTAGCTTATAATGCCGCATTAGATGCACAAAAAAAATATCAAAATGAATTACTAGCTATGGGTAATTTAGCTTCAGCTAATAAACAAGATCAAATTAATTATATAAGAAGAGCTATGCAATCAGCTGGATTTAATGAAGATGAAATAGCTAGCGCTATAACTAGATCAGGATTTGCTGGAGGTGGAAGAGTTGGATATGGTTTAGGATCACTTGTTAAACCAGCAGTGCGAGGTTTAAAAAATATGAAAAATAAAGTTGTAGATTTTATATCTAGAATGACTGATGATATTGAAATAAGAACACAAACGGATTATGCCGATGATAGTGGCGCAAGTTTTGATATTTATATTACACCTAAAACTGAAAGAGGAAAAAATACTTTAGATCAAATAAGTCAAATGGGGTTAGCTGAAA